GAAGATGAAGAATATTCCTTTACTTGCTGTTAATCATACTTATCAAGAGATTGGATTATTCCCTAAAGCTATTGTATCAGGCGGAACTGGTATATATTACTCAGCGGATAATATCTGGATTATTGGTCGTCAACAACAGAAACAAGGCACAGAAATTAAAGGATATAACTTTGTAATCAATGTTGAGAAGTCAAGGTTCGTTAAAGAAAAGTCCAAGATTCCAGTAAGTGTTACATGGGACGGCGGTATTTCAGAATACGGCGGATTACTTGATGTAGCCATGGCTGGTGGATATGTAGTAAAACCTACAATGGGTTGGTACGCAAGAGTTGATCATGCTACTGGAGAGATTGTAGAACCAAAGGTGCGTGAGAAGAATACACAAAGTAAAGAATTTTGGGATCCTATTTTAAATGAAACTGACTTTAAGAAATTTGTTAAAGCACATTATCAAATCGGCCATAAACCAATGCTCGATGTTGAAATTAATATTGAGGAAGAATAATGCAGCAACCAAATCTATTTAGAAGATTCACAATGTGGATTGTTGATAGTTGGCGTGCTGTAATGGATATAAGATATAATCCGTTAAAGTATGTTCCAGATCCAAGTTTACAAGCATATTTTATGTTAGTATTATTTGTTATGTGGAGTGCCTTCTTTGGTATGATTGCAGTATTTTATATGGGTATTATTGACTATAGTATAGTGACAAGTATATTTGTGCACATGGCCATACTAATACCTATTATAATTACTAATGCAATCTTTGTAGACGCCGAACGTGACGGCCATGGTTGGGTACAAGAATGGAGAAATGAGCAATCTAAATATAAACTATTCCTAAGTAGAACATCTAAAGGTGTTAGAATACTTTGGAATTTGGATAAGGAGGCATAATGCAGCATTATATAGACGAATCAGATTATACATTTGTAGAGAATGATTCAGAAGAATTTTGGGGCATAAAACTAAGAAATGGTTCCCCTTACGCAGGTGTTATAGTAGTATATGGCACGGTTTCTATTAAAGAATCCGAAGAACTTGATATTGCAACTCTTTCGTTCTCTTATAATATCCAAGACGCTGGAGATTATAACGTAGACGAGTTAGAAGGATCCGAGGAGTTTAAAAACTATTTAGGAGATTTGTTGCAAAGTATAATTAATGATAATGTAAAGGAAAAGAATGGACATAACAAATCAATTACCAACTCACATACTGAATCACCTTCTCAATAATGAGGACTATTGTAGACGGGTAATACCATACCTGCAAAAAGAGTATTTTGAGGGGACACATAAGACAGTCTTTGATCTTATTGTAAAGTTTGTTGCTAAACATAATAAATTACCTAGTGGTAGAATTCTCGACCTAGAATTAAGAAAGATTCAAGCCCCCGATGATATACTAAACAATGCTGCTAAATTAATCAATGAGATAAAAGAAAAGTCAGAAGTTGATACTGATTACCTAATTATAGAATCAGAGAAATGGTGCCGAGATCGGGCAGTATATAATGCTATCATGAATTCAATTCAGATTATTGATGGTAAAGATTCAGAAAAGACTGAAGGTGCTATACCAGAGATTCTATCTGAGGCCCTTGGAGTTTCATTCGACCAGGCTATCGGTCATGATTACATAGATAATTCAGAAGCACGTTATGAGTTCTATAATAGAACAGAAGAAAGAATACCATTTGATATGGATTACTTTAATAAAATTACTAAAGGTGGGTTACCCAATAAAACACTCAACATTTGTCTAGCAGGTACAGGTGTGGGTAAATCTTTATTTATGTGTCATTGTGCAGCATCTGTGCTAGAACAGGGTAAGAATGTTCTTTATATAACCATGGAAATGGCAGAAGAAAGAATAGCAGAACGTATTGATGCCAATCTTATGGACTTACCAATTCAACAGCTAGAAAAATTACCGAAGAATGTATTCGATACTAAGATTCAAAAGATAGCACAAGCATCAATTGGTAAACTAATTATTAAAGAATACCCTACTGGATCTGCTCATACTGGACATTTTAGGGCATTACTTAATGAACTGAAACTCAAAAAGAACTTTAGTCCGGATATGATTTATATTGATTATTTAAATATTTGTGCATCAAGCCGTATGAAAGGCATGGGCGGAAGTATAAATAGTTACACCTACATCAAAGCCATAGCAGAAGAAATGCGTGGTCTTGCTGTAGAGTTTAATGTACCGATAGTTTCGGCGACACAGACCACTAGGTCAGGATTCAGTAATACTGATGTCGGACTAGAGGATACATCGGAATCATTTGGATTACCTGCAACGGCTGATCTTATGTTTGCTCTTATATCTACAGAGGAACTAGAAGAATTAGGCCAATTAATGGTTAAACAATTGAAAAACCGATATAATGATCCAACGACATACAAGAGATTTGTTATTGGTGTGGATCGTTCCCGCATGAAATTATATGATGTAGAGGAATCTGCCCAAACCGATCTTATAGGTGACGGCAGTTCTATCCCCGATAAACCAATTGCAACGTGGGGAGATAGAGAAAATAAAGACACGTTTGCAGATTTTAATATATAGGAGAAATATATGAATATGTTACTTAACGCAAAAGATTGGGTCATGGACCGAGTAGGAGAAAGAACATCTATTGATGGACTTGGACTTATCGTAGCCTGTGGTTCAGTTATTTTATTTGGCGGCCTTGCAAAACTACTCGCATGGGTAGGACTAGCTTGGGGTGTTTATACATTAGTGAAGAAAGAAGGCTAAATAATTAATGTTTAAGGTGAAACTTATATCATATAGTCAACCGCCTGCAGATAGTGAACTTTCAGAAGACCTACTGCAGATGGTTGCATATTGCGCCAGAGTCTCTAATCCTGGCAATCAAAGCAATGAAAAAACGGCTGAGAAGCTTGTAAAATATCTAATCAAACATAAGCACTGGTCACCTTTAGAAATGGTCAGTGCTTGCCTAGAAATAGAAACCACCAGGGATATCGGTAGACAGATTCTACGCCACAGGTCTTTTTCTTTCCAAGAATTTTCACAAAGGTATGCAGATCCTACACAGGATATGGAGTTTATTACCCGTGAGGCTCGCTTACAGGACACAAAGAATAGACAGAATAGTATAGAAATACCTTTAGAAGACTCTATTAATTATGTATGGGAGTCCTATCAAGAAGTTGTTATCGAAAGATGTAAGCAAGCATATGAATGGGCAGTACAGGCAGGAATTGCAAAAGAACAAGCAAGAGCTGTATTACCTGAAGGACTTACAATGTCCCGTATGTATGTTAATGGTACTCTCCGTTCGTGGATTCATTATATTCAACTTCGAGCCGAGAATGGCACTCAGAAGGAGCACATAGAAATTGCAAAAGCAGTGGGTGATATTATATATCAAATATTCCCACTAGATGACGTAATTTAAATACAGTTTATGCGCCCGTAGCTCAATAGGATAGAGCAACGGCCTTCTAAGCCGTAGGTTAGAGGTTCGATTCCTCTCGGGTGCGCCAATTTACAACAAGAGGAAAGTAAAATGAGATACGTTGACTATAACTTTGAAATCAATGATGATGGATTAAAATTATCAGACAAAGGGCCACCCGATAAATGGGAACAAGTTGATATAGATAGGACTTCATTAGAAGTAGGAGATACATTTGTATTGGAACTAGATGAAGATAACTGTATGTTCTTTAAACGACAACCACCTTATCAAAAAGAGTTTAATTTTTATGGAGATTAGTGCAACAATACCAGTTCAGTATAACAAGCCGAATATAGAGTATCAACAGACTACAGTAAGAGCTGTTATAAAGGTGTCTAATGATACTCAAATGGAGACAGTATATACCTATGATAAGTACGGCCGTTTGTTAGATACGGTTGTGCGGAAACATGATATTGGATCAGTGTAAAATAAACGATATTTTTTTAAAAAAAGTGTTGACAAATGGTTTCAGCCGTAGTATAATATACCTATATTAAATGATAAGGAGTTATAATATGAAAGAATATATGGATGAATTAATTACCAATACCAACGAACTACTACAGATTATGCAAGATCAACTTCATAATCAGTTTGAACATGCTCGTGGAGATGTATACAGCTTTGAAGTAGGTAGAAATTACTTAAAACTACTAAGGACTCAGGAGAATGGCTCTGCCTCGGTTGTAGGTTTTATCGTCAAGAAAGCGCCAAAGTATATCGATAACAAGACCAATCAACCTTTTCAAGTTGGCGATATGTTAATGGCTGCAGGTTGGAGTAAACCTGCCACGAACTTTGCAAGAGGTAATGTATTAACTGGTTATAGTAATGTCAGATGGACAGGGATTGGTTAAGATGCAAACAAAAGAATTAATAAATACACTTGTCGAGCTGACTATTTCAGAGGACTATGTAAGAAGTGAAGTCGGAGCACCAACACTAGAAGAAGAACAGCTGTGTTGTTGCGGTGAAGAACTAGAATCCTGTCCAGATTCCTACGTCCACATGACGTCAGGAGTCTAAGGCAGTCGTCACCTATCGGACGAAATAAAGCGAGAGGGGGTAGTGGCCGAACACTCATACGGAAATGAAGAAGTCCGTACAATGAGGGAAGAGTCCGGGGTCAGGGTGGTTACCTGTACCCCTCCAAATAACCTAAACTAGGAAAGGCCCCGGACTCAACTTATTTTATGGAGTTATTATGAATAATTATCTAGGTTCTCTGCGTTATGATCCGTCTGGCAGAAAAAGAAAGAACGTGCCAGGTCTTAAAAAGAAACGTAAACTTAAACCACAATTCGCCGAATTTAAACCAGAGAAAAGTCTCGCGCAGATTAAAATAGAAGAATTTAATGCAAAATATCCATCTTACACAGGTGGTAGTAAGTATGAACCAGCTGAAGACCAGTCATGGAAAACAGAGGCCTCAAAGAACTTTACTGTTGCTCCTGCATACAATAAAGGTGCTTATCAAGTAATACCATCGACTGATGTAAAACACATAGGAAAATAAAATGGCATTTAAAGTAACAGCAAAAGAAAAAAACACCCATAAACTTGTTGCAGAATATATCTTCGACTCACTAAAAGAAGCTACTAAATTTCATGCAGCTATGGTGGGTAAAGGATACTTTACAGTTCTTTCAAGGCTAGAAGTATAATGGAAATAATTATAATACTTGCTATATGCATTATTGGTGTTGGTTATACATCATATAAAATTGGTGTTAGAGAAGGCGCTGAAAAGATGCTGGACAAATTACAAGAAGGAAAGATTATATTTATTGATGATTCCGGCCAGATTACTCCAAGGTTTACAAAATAGTAAATTTGGGTTTTAAACCTTTATAAATAGATATACTAATGCACAGTATTTATAGAGGTTACGAATGCAACTATTACCAATTAATGTAGAAAGTAGATCAGATTCTATACGGATGCTTAATGAAGTCCGTGCACTAAAGAAACTCGGTTCTGCTTTTACTAGAAAAATAAAAGCTGTTTGGTCTACACTTAAACGAGCTATTGTCAAAGTCTTCAAAACAAAAGTTAAGAAAGCGAAACTATTTGATACGGTTGAAATTACAATACCGGGTCAAATTAAGGAAGATATTATGAACGATATGAAAGTGTTAAAGGAAGAATCAGGCGCGATCGGAGCAATCAAAGGAAACTATAACGAAGCATTAGTATGTCAATTCCTCTTTGACCATCGAGGCGAAGAAGTTGATATATCATCTAATTATGAAAAATACCGTTCTGGTATAGCAAAGACAGTAAACGATTGGGATAAGAAATTAAAAGCTGCCGATGCAAAGACATATTCTAAAAATATAGGAATTATTAGAAAGGGTAGTGCCGATATGGCCAACTATCTTATCTCTGCTGCAGTGAGCGAAAAGGCTACTATTGTTGGCGCATATTTAGATAATCTCGCATTCCAAGACGGAATTGATTTTAAAGCGGATATTAGAATTGCTGTTATGAAAGAAGGCAAAGAAATCCTTGATGGATACTCTCTTAAACTATATTCTAATAAGACAGTAGGTCTTGCAAATACTACATCAAGAGGTCTTTGCGGACACCTTGCTGGCCCTAAAGCAGAAGCAGAGTATGATAAGGTAGTAGCAAAAGACAGTAAGTTAGAGGAGTTAATTACAGAAGCTAAAAAGTGGAATGCAATTAAACAAGACTTAAAGAAACACCTCAAAGGTGATGCAGCTGCTACGAATAGACTTAAAACTCTAAGAGGGTTGTCTGATTCAGAGATAGAAAATTTAAAATTAAGTGAAGTAGATGCAGAAAGAAAAGCTGCTAGAAAACCTATTAATCCTAGATTGGCCCAAATAGTATATGGTATTATAAAAGAATATGAAGGTACTGATGTATTAGGGGAAAGAGTGCTTGATATTCTAGGGTTTAATGATAAAGAAACTAAGATGTTAATGGCTATTACTACTGAAAAGAAAAGTCAAATTATAGCACATCACCCTGACTTGGATTTAAGTAAAATTAAAATAGAAGATCCTAAAGGCAGAGTATCAATTAATATTCTGGGACCAACAGGTAAAAGAATAGTATCATTTAATATGAAAGAAGGCGAACAGAAGAAAGTTAGTGGATCCGTTTCTTTTGCAGGAATTGAACCAGAGGAGTATGACGACTACTTATGAAGACATTAAATAGTTATCTATATGAGGCCGCTGGCAAAAACACACACATGACTCACATTGAAGATTTGATTCTTGATGGTGGAGTTAAGGGGGCACGCCAAGCAATATTAGCGCTAAGAAGTTTGCGTGATATGTTAAGTGGTAATTCTAAAAAGTCTGTAGATATTACCGTTAAATGGGACGGTGCCCCCGCCGTATTTGCTGGTGAAGATCCAAGAGATGGTTCATTCTTTGTTGCTAAGAAAGGTATCTTTAATGCCAATCCAAAGATTTATAAGTCACATGAAGATATTGAAGCAGATACTTCTGGCGATCTCACTAAGAAATTAATACTAGCATTCGATGAATTACAGAAGTTAGGTATTAAGGGAGTTATTCAAGGTGACTTCATGTTCGATAATTCTGATTTAAAAAAGGAGACAATTAATGGAAAGTCTTTTCTTGTTTTTCATCCTAATACCATTGCTTACACTGTCCCTGCTGACTCTGCACTTGCTAAAGAAATTAGAGCGGCTAAGATAGGTATTGTATGGCATACTATTTACAATGGTTCTACATTTGAAACTATGCAAGCTGAGTTTGGTAGAGAGATAGTACCAAAGTTAAAGAAAACAAAGAGTGTTTGGATGGTAGACGCAACATTGCCCGATCTTTCAGGTACTGCAACTCTTACTGCAAAAGAAACTGAGGCAGTAACAAAGAATTTATCAGAAGCAGGTAAACTATTTAAACAAATAGCATCATCGGTACTAAAAGAGATAGAACAAAACAAAGAACTAAACACGATTATTAATGTTTATAATAATAGAAAAGTAAGAGACGGACAAAGAATAACTAATCCTAAATCTCATGCAACAGGGTTAGTAATGTTTGTCAACGATAGATATGCAAAAGAAATAGATAAAAGGTCTTCTGATAAAGGTAAACAAACACAAACTACTAAAAGAGACGAATTATTAAAGTTTTTCTCTAAAGGAAACATTAAAAATCTACAAAAAATATTCGAAATGCAAAATTTTGTAGTGGATAGTAAATTAATTATTATAAATAAACTAAACAAACTTTCTAATATTGGGACGTTTGTGAAGACTAAATCCGGATTTAGAGTAACCAACCCTGAAGGTTTTGTTGCCATAGATCGCATGGAAGGTGGCGCTGTTAAATTAGTTGATAGAATGGAATTTTCTGCCAACAACTTTAGCAAAGATATTATAAAAGGTTGGGATAACCCTAACTGATTAATGGGATAACCGAGGATAAGATGCAATCATTTAAAGAGTATAGTGATGCCCAAGAGGCATTAACGATGCAGCAGAGGCAAAAAAGGAAGGCCTCCTTTAGAAAAAACAAAGCTAAAATTATGATAGCCCGAAAGAAAGCGGCTAAAAAATTAGCATCTCCTGAAAAATTGAAGCAACGAGCAAATGTTGCAGCACGTAAATTAATTATGAAAAAAATCCTAAAGAATAAAGACAAATCTGACCTATCTTTTTCTGCACGTGCAGACTTAGAGAAGAAAGTCAGTAAGAAAGCTGGGGCTATAAAAAGAATAGCTAAGAAACTTCTGCCATCAATTAAGAAAGCAGATAGAGCTAAATTAAAGAAGAACGCTAACAAAACTCCAGGACAATAATATGAAACCAGTGATAAGTTTTAATCAATATTTAAAAGAAGAAAAAGGTGAAATTACTTTTGTCTTTGGTAGATTTAATCCACCTACAGTGGGCCATGAAAAACTATTTGATAAACTAAAGAAAGAATCCAGTGGCTCATATAGAATCTACGGTTCTAAATCACAAGACCCTAAAAAGAATCCTCTTAACTTTAAACAAAAAGTTAAATTCCTGCGTAAGATGTTTCCTAAACATGCAAGATCTGTCATGGCTGATAGTGATGTAAGACACGTTATGGATATTGCTGTCAAGTTATACGACCAAGGATATACAACAGTAAATATGGTTGCAGGTTCCGATAGAGTAAAAGAATTTGAAGTACTACTTAACAAGTATAATGGTGTTAAGGCTCGTCATGGTTTCTATGAATTCAAAGATGATATAAAAGTAATTTCAGCAGGAGAAAGAGATCCAGATGCAGAGGGAGTGACAGGGATGTCCGCTTCTAAAATGAGAGCAGCTGCAGCAGAGGGGGATCAGAGAAGTTTTGCAAAAGGTGTACCGAGTGGTTATGATTCTAAAGAACTATTTACTACCGTACGAAAAGCAATGGGTATCAAAGAATCTCCAAAGTTTAGAGAACACGTAGAACTACCTAAAGTATCAGAAACACGCGAAGAATATATAGAAGGTAATCTATTTTCCGAAGGCGATACCGTTGCATTAAAAGAAACAAATGATGTGGGTACTATTCTAGTATGTGGTACTAATTATCTAGTAGTAGAATTTGGTCAATGGAAGAAAAGAGTTTGGTTAGACCAAGTTGAACTTATAGAAAAGTGTGGCGCTGGTGAAGAAGGGACAGACAAGTTAGTAAAGACATATAAGAAAGGTATCCCTGGCCAAACAGAAGAAAAAGAAAAGAAGAAAAGAACTAAAGCATATCACACAGGGTTAAAGAAATCCACATCAGATAAAAGACAAGCACATTTTAATAAAGGCGCAAAAATGGATGATGATAATCCAGCGGCCTATAAACCTGCACCCGGCGATGCAACTGCCAAAACAAAACCATCGAAACACACTAAGAAATATGACAAAATGTTTGGAGAATCTTTACTGACATTTGAAGACTTTAATATTGATGAAGGTAGTGCAGATGCTGGTTTAAAGAAGAAAGCAGATAAGTCAGGTATGCCTTTAGGTATCTTAAAACAAGTTTATAAAAGAGGTGTTGCCGCATGGCGTACCGGCCATAGACCAGGCACTACTCCACAACAATGGGGATTTGCTAGAGTTAATTCATTTGTAACTAAATCATCAGGAACATGGGGTAAGGCAGACAAAGACCTTGCTGCCAAAGTTAGAGGGTAATATGAAAACATTCAGAGAAATAAGAGAAAGAGTTACTTATCCTAAGACAATGAAGGACATTGTTCGCAGGTATGGTAAGGAATTAAAACAGGCAGAAAGAACTGGTAACATAGATAAGTACTTGTCAAGAGCTGCTGAAGAGGCACTTAAACATTGGGTATTCAAAAATGAACCTTATGTTGGTGATGATCCAGATGATTTTGATGAGTGGTTAGATAATAATTTAGAAGATATTGTTAAAGGGAAGATTAAAGACTAATGAAGACATTCAAGGAACAAGCAAATCTTGATGAAGCGCCATTGGTAATGAACGATACTGATATGGCTTCTGCTCTCTTCAAGGATATCAAAGACAAGATGATGAAAAATGCTAGGCAAAAGAATAGAGAAAAAAACTGGCCTCTGCTTCAACAACTTGCTGCCATGGCGGGTTATGGTATTACTAAGAAAGGCCAGTCAAAAGAAAAATCATTTAGGTATGACTTAAAGAAAAAATGAAAACATTTAAGGAATTTAATAATTTATCTGAACAAGAACTTAATGAAATATTAGGTTTTTATAAGAAAGTATATGGTGGTGCCGCTAAATTGGCTGTGAAAGGTGTCAAAGGGGCTGGTAAATTAGCCGCCAAAGGCGCCAAAGCTGGTGCAAAGGCAGCAATTAAAAAGGGTAAAGAAAAGTTTACGGATAAGGGTAAGTTGGCAGCTGCAGAAAAGAAAGCAAAGTCAATGGAAGATAAGAGAAAGACCCGAGAGAAATTAGAAGCGGCCCGAGAGAAAATTAAACAAGAAAAAGAAGCATTGAGAAAGAAAAAAGAAAGTATGCCACCTAATACATTTAAGAAAATGAGACTTGCACTGAAAAAGAAAGTATCTAAAGTAAATGATGCTGAGGCAGATTTAAAGAAATGATATCACTGAAAGAACATTTTGATTTAATGGAAGGTGTTAATGATCCTTCTATTTTTAAAGCAGTATTTCTTGCAGGCGGCCCAGGTTCGGGTAAATCGTTTGTAGTTGGTAAAACTGCTCTAAAAGCATTAGGGTTTAGATTAATTAACTCTGATGATGCTTTTGAAAAAGGATTAAAGAAAGCAGGCCTTACTACTGATCCAGATGATATAGCATCTGCACAAGGACAGGCTGTAAGGGCTAGTGCTAAGACACTCACTGGTAAAATAATGGCCAGAGCTTTAGAAGGTAGAATGGGTATTGTTGTTGATGGTACTGGTAAAGATTATAGCAAAATTAGAAACCAAGTTGATATGCTAAGAGCACTTGGATATGCGGTACATATGATTTTTGTTAATACTGATTTAGAAACGGCAATTAATAGAAATAATAACAGACCACGTTCTTTACCAGATGATATGGTAAGTAAAATGTGGAAAGATGTGCAAAAGAACATTGGTAAATTTCAAGGGCTTTTTAGAAATCGAATGATTGTTATAGATAATTCTATAGGGTCTGATATTGAACGGTCTTCTTTAGAAGCATATAAAGATATAAAAACCTGGGCTGCTAAGGCTCCAGAAAATTCCATTGCAGTTAAATGGATAAAAGGACAGAAAAATGGAAAATAAAGAAAGAGATAAGATAGTAAAGTCATTTAATACTAAATGGAAATACAGAAAAGATAAAGAGCAATACGGCATGGCTGATGCTTGGAAGATAATCTATTCTGAAAATGCAGAAGGTAAACTAGTAGGAGATTGCGAAGACTATGCACTATCTATTCTTTGGAGACTTTCTGGAGAAAGTCATTTAAAAATGTGGTGGTTACTACTAACCCATCAAGCAGGTATCTGTTGTGTTGGACCAAGTAAGTGGAAGATGTCACATGCAGTATTAAGATATAAAGGTGAATGGGTAGATAACTGGACTAAGAAGTTTGGCCCTAAATCTGCTATAGAAAAGAATCATACTTTTCATATCTTTTACGGATATGGTTGGGCATATTTTACTGCTCTTAAAATGGTAATGAGTAAGGTAGTAAGAACTATAAAGGGATTATAATGCATAGTTTTTTAGAACATATAGAAGAACGATTTGGGTTATATGAAGGCCAGCATGTGCCTTTAGAACAACCCATGATTGAAGCTACTAAAGACAAGGATGTTGAATTAAACTCTCCTAAACGGGGTGGTAAGGCTAAATATTATGTATATGTAAAGAATGCAAAGGGGAATGTTATTAAGATTCAATTCGGTGATACTACTGGATTAAGTGCAAAAATTAATGATAGGGATGCTGCAAGAAACTTTGCAGCTAGACATCAATGTGCTACTAAGAATGACAAGACAAAAGCCGGATATTGGGCATGTCGTCTTCCTAAGTATGCAAAACAATTAGGATTAAAAGGTGGTGGATCTTACTTTTGGTAAACCGTATTGGGAAGATGCTGATGTACGTCACTTCGACCCTAGTAAAGAGGACGCGGAGTTCGTTTGGCACCGTGACCATGAGGATCGGGAAATAGAAATTTTAGATGGTGAGGGTTGGCAATTTCAATTACAAGATTGCCTTCCATGGTTGTTAAAGAAAGGTATGGTCTTCGATATTAAGAAAGAAGAATTCCATAGATTAATAAAGGGGGTAACCCCATTAAAATGCAGGGTAATAAAACATGGCAACAGCACAACAGCAGCGAGAAGAGCAGTCCGCGCGTTTAGATAGGATCGAACAAAAAATTGATCAAATGTCTGAAGCAATTATTGCATTGGCCCGTGCTGAAGAAAAAATAATCACCTTAACAGAATTTGGTAAACAACAGGGTGCCCAAATATTAGCTCTTATAAATAGAGTAGACAGGTTGGATGAATTAGTTCGTTCTAATGCTTCAACTGTGAATATAATTAATAAACTATTCTGGATAGTCATTGCTACAACAGCGACAGCTATTACAGGAATGCTTTTCATACAATAGGAGAAATCAAAATGAAAATCAATGATAAAGAAACTCTAAGCATTGCTGCAGCAGTTAGTGATGTACTAGAAGGTAAAGTAAAGAAAGAGGAAGCCAAATATCCCCATGATATGTGGAGTCCTGAAGGTAAGAAGGCAGTAGCCAAAGATGAAGCAGAGCATAAAGCCCTAGCTAAGAAAGGTTACTCTCACGATAAACCAGAAGTAGACGAGGTTGCAGAACCTGTTGCTAAAGGTGAGAAAGAGTTTAAGGCTAAGCACACAGTTAAAAAGTCAGGAATGAAAGACGATGGCACTAACGTGAAAGAAGCCTATCACGGAAAAAAGAAAAAGGATGTTGAAGAAGTATTAGGATTCGATAAGGATAACAAACACGACGACGAGAAAGAAGACAAGAAAGATGTCAAGAAAGAAGGTAATAAGTTTACCATGGCTCTTAATGCTGCTCGTAAGAACGGCGATGACACATTTGTTGTATCTGGTAAGAAGTACAAAGTCGAAGACTATGATGATAAAGACGAAAAAGACAAAGAAGAAGTCGAAGAAGCCAAGTCTAAGTTTTCAAAATCTTTAGTTAAGAAAGCATCAGAACTTGCTCTTAAAATGGGTGGTAATATGACTGGAGCTGCAAAGAAAATTGAAAAGATGAAGAAAGGTCTTTCAGATGATCCTGAAGTAAAAGCGGCATTACAACTTGCCAATGAAGAAGTAAATGAAGACGTAGTTGAAGAAGCTCATAAGATGAATGAAGCTGAAGATAATAAAGCTAAGTATAAAGCATTCTTTGATAAGGCTCTTAAAAAGTTTGGAGTTGATTCGCCTGCTGAATTAAAGGGTGAGAAGAAAAAGGAATTCTTTGACTATGTAGATAAGAACTACAATTCTGAAGATGAGCCGGGCAAAGACGGAGTTAAGTAATGTTAACATTTAAAGCTTTTAGAAAAGAACTATCAGAAGGGGTAAAAGACCTTAAGAACTATAAAGATCGAGATAGAAAAGGCCATGAAGCATATATGTTTATTCATGTAATTAAAGGTAATTCATCTAATAAATTTAACGATGACTTTGGATTTAACCAAAAAGAAATGGATATGATGGATAAACTTATAGGTAAAATCAAAAATATGCATGTAGCAAGTTTTGATGGTGGAGATTCTGCTCCTGCATCCTTAGAGTTTTATGGTGACGTTGCATCTTTAGATAAATTCTTAAAAGATAGAAATGTACAAAGTATAGTTAAGAAATATAAAGCTAAGGTTAATGGTCCTACTAAACTAAAATAGCGATTATAAATAACTATATGATGAAAATATTTGATACCTTAAATAGGAAGAATTTTGAGCTCTATGCGGCACAGAATTATAATAATCCTGAATGTATAGACATAGGCGAATTTAAGGAGGACTTGGCTAGATTTAAATATCTTAAAAGGCTCCTTAGACGCTACGAAGTAAATGATGAATTACAAGAAAGATTGGTTTTAAATCATCTAATAGTATTATATAATGTGTTTGGTATTGAAGCAGCTAATAGAATGATCTGGTATAAAATAGAACCAGAACATTGGACATATATAAAACCATTTCTGGTATTTTTAAATTATCTACCAGAAGATGAACAAGTAGGGGTTCCACTAGATCCATATATAGTGGAAGTACTAAGGAAAATTTAATGGGTGTAGTATCACGTACAGCAGATTTATTTTACGCCTTTAGGTTTCTAAAGTTGTTAGTAACGCCGTGGGATAAAACAGGTGCATACGAACAGGGCATTATTGATGAGAATGGTAAGAATCTCAAGAAGGCAAGAGACTTAACAACTGGCCAAGAAAAAGAAGTTTATACAGTATTTCATAGGTTAGTTTTTAATCTTAAAAGATTGTTGATGAAAGTACCATTCGGTAAAACAAAGTTAGCTTCTTATGCTGCAGCTTTGTTCTTAATTAAAGAAAATACTAATCTAACAGAAGATGAAATTAGGGAAGTATTAGACGAAGTTTTAAACGACTTGGATGAATCACTTAATGAGAGTGTATTCTTTATTAAAGATGATGTAATTAATCCAGGTAGGTATAAATTAATTAATGAAATGGCTAGTAATAAAACAGGAGAGATAATTGCTTTCCCAGGCCAAGAAGTTATAGTAACACTTCATAGTAAACCAGTGGACTATATGTTTAACACTGGCATATATGAGGTAACACATTCTCTAACCAATCAGAAATTATATATAAGTAGTGGAGACATAAAGAAATGAAAAAATTTAATGACATGTGGGAAGATGCCGCTGCCAACTCAGTAGGAGCTGGTGGTGTTGATATGCCTGCAGATGTCCAACAAGATAAAAAGAAAAAGAATAAATCGCCACAGTATGATGGGCGTACTAAAGAAGGCAGAAAGTTTGTTGAAAAGATGCTAGCTAGAAGAAAGGCTAGAGAAATTAATGCCTCTAAACAGAATATGGCATCAGTTGCCATGAAAGAAGAAAGTGTAGATGAAGACTTGAAAGAAAAGGCAGATCCTGATACAATTGCTATGATTAAAGCTAACCCAAAAATGAAAGATAAAGTACTTAAAAGTTTGAATCCAAGAGCGCGTAGAGAAGTAATAAAAGCACTTGGAGAAGAAAGTGTAGATGAAGAACTCGTAGGAGAGGCCATGACAGATAAAGAAAAGAAGAAAAGACTTGCAATGATTAAAAAATCTGTTGAAAGAATCAATTCTAAAAATGCAGATAAAGCAAAGAAAGATGCTTTAAAGATGATGAAAGATTCAGGCATGTTTGACGAAACTGTAGAGGAAGCTAAAGCTAGACCGCCAAAGATTAAAGGGTTATCTCTATATGGATCTGAAATTAGTGGTCTAAAGCAAGGAATGAAAACATTTAGTGCTAAACCAGTAGTTAGTAAAGGAAAGTTAGGTTACAGAGTAATGGATGAATTCGGCGGTTTTGAAACTTTAGACTTAAAGGCATTCGCTAAGAAGTTCGGTTAATTATATAGGTTAGATTATGACAAAAATATTGATGGGAATTATAGGAGCTATGGGACTTGCAGGTCTCATGTATTATAATTTATCTGTAGTACCTATGAAGAATAAACTGGAAGAACAATCCAAAGTAATTATAGCACAAGACCTAAGAGATCAAGAACAAAAGGCCACAATCGAGGCCATTCAAAATAATCTTGCAAAAACTTCACAAGAGTTAACAGGATTACAAGTCAGAAATCAAGCATACGAAACAGAAATGAATGAGTATATGGATATATTCAGGCGTCATAATCTGTCTAAATTGGCTAGCGCCAAACCTGGTATGATTGAGAAAAGAGCAAACACTAGAACAAAGGAGGCATTCGATGCGATTGAAGCAGATAGTCAGCGTATTAGCACTCTTAACGATTAGTGGTTGTAGTTTACTTCAACAGGCTCCAAGAGAAGTTGAAATAATAACTAAACCGGTTCAGATAGATATTGTACAGCCAGTAATGCCTAGAGCAATAGACTTAAAAGAACCTAAATGGTATGTAGTTTCAGATACCAAGATAATTGAAAATTGTCTGAAAGATCCTGAAACTAAGAAATCAAACTGTAAATTAGGTAGAGAAGATTTGTATCCAGAAGGATATACTTATCTTGATAAATTTATAGATGATATAAAGAAAAACCATGGCGGAGATATTGTATTTGTTGCCATGACTGTTGATGATTATGAGTTAATGTCTTATAATACTCAGGAAATTAAAAGATATATTAATCAGCTCGGTGAGGTGATAGTTTACTATAGGAATGTAACAATAAATGATGAACAAGCTGAAGCAGTGGAAATTAAATTGGAGAAACAAAATGGCAAAGACTAGAATGAAAGAACAATTAACAGTAATGGAAAGAGCAGAGGTTGCAGCAAAACTTTCAGCAATTGCATATATGACTCCCAAATCTGCAGAAACAGCATGTAAGAAACTCGGATTTGTTTCAGGTAAGATTATTAGTAGAGATGGAGCAGAAGTACTAGTCGCAAAAGACAGAAATGATATGTGGTTTGCATTTAGAGGAACAGAACCTTCTAAATTAAATGATGTTATGGCTGATCTCAAAGTAATTAAGAATACAGCAAAAGCTGGTGGTAAAGTACATGGTGGATTCCAAGAAGAAGTAGATGATGTTTGGATGGACATTGTAAAAGAACTAGAACACAATGATCAATTAAAAGTAAGAAAAGATGTTTATATGACTGGTCATAGTTTAGGTGCTGCCATGGCAACAATTAGTGCAACAAGGTACCAACCAGAAGAACTATTTACATTCGGATCTCCAAGAGTTGGCGGAAAACATTTCATTAAAAATATTAAATCGCCGCATTACAGATTTATGAATAACAATGATATAGTATGTAGAATCCCACCTGCATGGTTGGGTTTCAGGCATCATGGAGAGATGATATACTTTAACAGATTCGGAGAGAAACAAACTAAACCAACATGGGCAGATATGTTCTATGGTATTTTTAACTCTTGGAAAAGATTTAAATTCTTTGATGGAGTAGTAGACCATGGAATGCCTAACTATGTTAAAGCTATTAAAAAGTTAGCAAAGGTGAAGTAAGTGTATTTTTTACTTATACTTTCACTGAAGTCTATTCTAAGTTCTATTATAGGTTCTTCGTTTTATAATTGGTTCCAAGGCACAAAAGGTGGCATCTGGTTCCAAAAACAAGTAGATAGATTTATGCAACACTTCGCTGAGAAGTATGATTTAGAATTGGCTAAGAAAGATGCCAAATTTGTAAAGCAGTTCCCTTTAGTCGCCAAACGATTAGAAGAACTGGAAAGGATAGCACACCCTAAATGTGGACTAGATGGTTTTGATGATTATCCCAAATTGATAGATAGAATAGAAAAACTTGAAAAAAAAGTAAAATAGTTGTTTACAAACACTGAAAAATGTGTTATAATATATACTATTAAACACCGGAATAATAATGGATGGGATGAACATAATGAAAATAGATGTCACTAAACGAGATGGCACGAAACAAGAATTTGATTTAGAAAAAGTACACAAAGTACTTGATTGGGCATGTAAGGATATTACAGGGGTATCCATATCAGAAATAGAACTTAAAGCTAATATTCAGCTATATAATAATATACCAGCATATGACATACACGAACTTTTAATTAAGTCCGCTGCAGAACTTATATCTGAACATACTCCAAATTACCAATTTGTTGCCGCTAGGTTAATCAATTACAAACTCCGTAAAGAAGTTTATGGCGACTATGACCCATGGGCTCTAACCACTTTAATTAAAGAAAATATAAAAAGAAAAGTATACGATAAAGAAATTTTGGTTAATTATACTGAAGAAGAACTTAACCAATTGGACAAATATATTAAACATGAACGCGATGACGCATTTACATATGCGGGTATGGAACAGTTTAGAGGTAAGTATTTAGTACAAGACCGTAAGAATAAAATCCATTACGAAACACCACAAGTATTGTACATGATGGTTTCTGCTACTCTGTTTATGAACTACCCTAAAGAAACCCGTTTAAAATATGTAAAGGATTATTACGATGCAATTTCTCAGTTTTATATTTCACTACCCACTCCGATTATGGCGGGAGTTCGTACGCCAACCAGACAGTTTTCAAGCTGCGTTCTTATCGAAAGTGGCGATAGTCTTGACTCTATTAATTCTACTGCAAGTTCTATTGTAAAATATATCAGTAAAAAAGCAGGTATTGGTATTGGAGCAGGTTCAATTAGAGCCGAAGGTGCTAAAGTAGGTGATGGTTCCGTAGTTCATACTGGATTAATTCCATTCTTAAAATATTTCCAAGCGGCGGTAAAATCGTGTAGTCAAGGTGGGGTTCGTGGTGGAGCAGCAACTGTATATGTTCCTATATGGCATTATGAATTCGAGGACTTGGTTGTACTAAAGAATAATAAAGGTACAGAAGAAGGCAGAGTCAGACACATGGACTATGCATTCCAGTTTAATAAACTAATGTATGAAAGATTATTAACTAATGGTAATATTACTTTCTTTGATCCAAATGATGTCCCTGGCTTATATGAGGCTTTCTTTGCAGATCAAGATAAATTTAAAACTCTTTATGAGAAGTATGAACGTAAGACATCTATTAGAAAGAAATCTATGCCAGCAGTAGAAGTATTTTCATCGTTCTTAACAGAAAGAAAAGATACTGGTAGAATATATTTAATGAATGTGGACCATGCTAATGACCATGGTGCATTCTTGCCTGATCAAGCCCCTATTCGTATGAGTAATCTATGTTGTGAGATTGATTTACCAACTACACCTCTTAATTCACCCGATGATGCGGAAGGCGAAATTAGTCTATGTACGTTATCTGCAATTAATTGGGGTTTAATAAATGAACCAAAAGATTTTGAAAAATACTGCGATCTTGCTGTCAGGTCTCTTGATGAATTACTTGACTATCAAGGATATCCAGTTCCAGCTGCTAAGAAAGGTACTCTCAACCGTAGACCTCTCGGAGTTGGTATAATAAATCTAGCCTACTTCTTGGCTAAAAGAGAGTTAAAATATGATGAATCTGCTTTTAAGATAGTAGACGAATATGCTGAAGCATGGTCTTATTATCTTATTAAGGCATCTGCTATATTGGCGGAAGAAAAAGGCAAAATACCTTTAAATTATGAGACAAAATATGGTGGCGGGGTTTTACCAATTGATACATATAAGAGTGCAGTAGATAATTTAATAGAGCATACTGAACGATTACCATGGGACGAGCTGAGAACTCAACTTAAAGCTACTGGAATCCGTAACAGTACTCTAATGGCATTAATGCCAGCAGAAACATCTGCACAAATCTCTAATAGTACGAATGGAATAGAACCACCTCGTGCATTAGTTAGTTATAAACAATCTAAGGATGGTGTTATGGCACAGGTAGTACCTGGTTATCACCACCTAAAGAATAAGTATGACCTGCTCTGGGATCAAAAATCTCCAGACGGATACTTAAAGATATGTGCTATCTTACAGAAATATATTGACCAAGGAATATCGGTTAATACTTCTTATAATCCAGAACACTTTGAGGATAATAAAATCCCTATGTCAGAAATGATTAAGGATACGGTTACTGCATATAAATTTGGATTGAAACAGCTCTATTACTTCAACACTAACGATGGTGCTGGAGAAATGACCGACGAGGCAACCCATCACAGTTATGAAGGTGAATCAGAAGTATATGATGACGATGATTGTGAAAGTTGTAAAATTTGAAAAAGAAAGAACGAATACCTATGAGTGGTGGCGATGAATGGGATGCTTTAAGTAAAAAGTCCCGTAAGTTTTACGGCTGGGGTAGGGGAACACTTAAAAAAATTAAACGAAGATATAATAAACGATTTAGACAACAAGGAAAACTAAATAATGGCAGTATTGAAGAAGAATAAAAAATCACATCTAGAAAAGAATATGTTTTTAGATGAAGGTGTAGATATTCAAAGATATGATGAATTAAAATATCCACAATTAGATAAAATAACAGAGAAACAACTTGGATTCTTTTGGAGACCCGAAGAGGTAGATATTTCAAAAGATAAAAAAGATTTTGATTCTCTGACCGAACACGAAAAGCACATCTTTACATCTAACCTAAAACGACAAATCGTATTGGATAGTGTACAGGGCCGTGCTCCAAATCTTGCTTTCTTACCTATTGCTTCATTACCAGAAGTAGAAAACTGGATAGAGACTTGGTCATTCTTTGAAACTATTCATTCTAAAAGCTATACACATATTATTCGTAATATATATCCATCTCCGGGTGCGGTATTCGATAGTATTTTAGATACTAAAGAAATTAGTAATTGTGCAGATTCTATTAGTTCATATTATGATGACTTGGTAACCTCTAATAACGGCCCTACAAATAAGATGCAACACAAGAGAGCTGTTTGGATGGCAATGATGAGTGCTAATGCTCTAGAAGGAGTACGTTTCTATGTGTCATTCGCATGTTCTTGGGCATTTGCAGAACTTAAAAAAATGGAAGGTAATGCTAAGATTATTAAATTTATTGCACGAGACGAGAATATTCATCTGGCGTCTACCACTACCATGCTTAAACTTCTACAAAAAGAAGATAAAGATTATATAAAGATAGCTAAAGAAATGGAAGACGAATCCGTTAAGCTATACGTTGACGTAATTGAACAAGAGAAACAATGGGCACAATATCTATTTAAAGACGGTTCTATGATTGGATTAAACGCGAAGTTATTATCTGACTATATAGAATGGATCGGTTGTAAAAGAATGAGAGCAATTGGTCTAACATGCCCATACACAGTATCACAAATGAATCCATTGCCATGGACAGAAAAATGGATTGGTGGTGGTAATGTACAGGTCGCGCCACAAGAAACAGAAATTACATCTTATGTTACAGGTGGAGTTAAACAGGACGTAGATGAAGATACACTATCAGGACTAAGTTTATAGTGGAAAAGAAAGTTCTGCAAGTAGTAAATTTAGCACCAAGTGAATCTTGGATAGAAAAATTAACAGAAATGCATCCAATGAGGCAAGTATTCTGGGCCAGTATTATACAAATATGTGTATTCGGGTTTATGTTACTAGCCTTTTGGATAATTAATGGAGTAGTAAATTGGTAATAGAAATATACAGCAAAGACCAATGTCCTTTTTGTGACATGGCAGTACACAAAGCCCAAGCAATGATACAAGAAAGATCAGATATATCTTATAAGGTGTTTAAACTTGGAGTTGATTTTGGCAGAGAAGAAATGCTAGAGAAATTTCCGACAGCTAGAACATTCCCTCAAATAGTGGTTGATGAACAGAATATAGGCGGGTGGCAAGAATTTCAAAAAATTTAAACAATAAGGAGTTACTTATGAAGTATGGTACTGCACCAACTCACTGGTATGTGCATGATTGTCAATTTTGTTATAAGAGATCCTTTATTCATTTAGAAGACGAATGGGATACCGAAGATCGGTTCTGCCCTAACTGTGGAATATCAACCGAAGTTGATGATACATATAACTATGACAACGAAGAATACGAGGAGTAAACCCCCATGGCTCTATCAAGGAGTAGAATGGCAGCCGCCAAAAGAATTCAGTCACGAAGACGTGTACGGTTTTGTTTATTTGATAACGAACAACAAGGACAATCGGAAGTACGTTGGAAAGAAATTCTTTTGGAGTCAAAAGACACTACCAATAACAAAGACTCGAAAACGGAGAAAGAAACTTAAGGTAGAGTCTGATTGGAGAATTTATTGGGGTTCTAATAAACATCTTGTTATAGATATTGAAGAACAGGGCCCTGAGAATTTTACTAGAGAGATACTCCATTTGTGTAAGACCAAAGGGGATTGCGCATATATGGAAGCAAAAGAACAGTTTGCTAGAGAAGTTTTACTAACAGAGGAATACTATAACGGCATCATTGCTTGTAAAATCGGTGGTCAAACAGTTAAAAATTTAATTAAATAACCCTTTACTTTTGCCAAAAAGTGTAGTATAATATACCTATTATGAACAATATAATACCATTTCCCACCGAAAGGCGGCAAGAACAGATAGAGTCCGAAAGAAATTTCGCATATGAAAGTTATACAGAAGAGTGTACTGATACAGCTCAATTTGTTTTACTTATGATTGAGGATTATCTGTACGAAGAAGATTCTGCATTTGATGAAATGGAATTTAGGAATCCAGAGTTTGATGAATCACGAGATATGTATGTGATTATTAACTTACTTTCCTCAATGTTTATGAGATATGGCGGTCTGGAACATTTCTTACATAAAGAAATGGATGACCTTTTTACTAAAATTGAAGCGAATAAAAAAATATGATATTAATTGACTATAGTCAGATCGCACTTTCAAACATTATAGTGCAAAAATTAAATGATGAAAATATGATTAGACATATGATTCTTAACAGTATCCGTATGTATAATAAGAAGTACCGAAACGAATATGGCCAGATGGTAATTTGTGCTGACGGCATGAATACTTGGAGACGTGAATATTTCCCAGAGTATAAAGCTAATAGAAAGAAAAGCAGAGATGCTACTTCTCACATGGACTGGCCAGAAATCTTCCGTATTATAACATTGATTAGAGAAGAAATACAAGAGAACTTACCATATAAAGTATTACACATGGAAGGTTGTGAGGCTGATGATATTATTGGTGCACTTGCTATTCGTTCTCAAGATTTTGGTCAAGGTGAGCCTATAATGATTGTGTCTTCTGATAAAGATTTTATTCAACTACAAAAGTATAATAACGTAAAACAATTCTCACCAATTCAGAAGAAAGTAGTTACCGATAAGAACCCTAGAACATACTTATTTAATCATATTATGAGAGGAGATGTTGGTGACGGTATACCTAATATACTATCTAAGGATGATACTTTAATAACCGAAGGTGCTAAACAAACACCTTTAAGACAAACAAGAATTGATGATTGGTTAGAGAGAAGTGATGATTTAAAATCTGCTATGCCAGAAGAAACTTACAGAAATTATCAAAGAAATAAGACATTAATTGACCTTACTAAAATCCCAGAATCAATACAAGAATCAATTATAAATACTTATGATAACCAAAAACTACCAATGAGAATGAAAGTTTTGAATTATTTAATTAAAAAAAGATGTAATAACCTGATTGAATGCGTGGAGGAATTTTATAATGCGTAGAAAATTAATATCCGAGGTCTTTGAAGAGGCCGCAAAATTAAACACTAAAAAGGCTAAGATTCAATTCTTAAAACAAAACGATTCAGCGCCTCTAAGAGATATTATTAGAATCAACTTTGATGATGATATTGTATCACTATTACCTAAAGGTGCACCGCCATATAAAAAAGATGACGCTCCTGATGGGTATAATAATTCTACTTTATATAGCCAATTTAAAATGTTTAAACATTTCTTTAAAGGCCCAAAAAGTAATATTAACCAAGTTAAAAGAGAAACACTTTTTGTTGGTGTATTAGAAGCACTTCACAGTAGTGAAGCAGAATTGCTTATTCAAGCAAAAGATAAAGATTTAAAGTATAAAGGAATCACTAAGAAATTAGTTATTGATGCATTCCCTAATTTAATTCGTAAATAATTTAAACTAATAACGGAGGATAGCCTATAGACCAACCTTTATAATGATAGAATTTCAATTAACCAACATGGAGAAACATTATGCATGTACAGATTGAGCGCCTAAAGAAAGATAAGAACGAGGCAATATACTATCAGAAGAAACTTAAACGCAAAGGAAAAGATGTTCTGGCATATAAAATGCAGAAAAAAATCGAATACCTAAATAAATATATCGAAGATATGGCGTTAGTTGCAGGAGGTTAAATAACAGGGTATAAGGCCCTGTGGGTTCAGGGCCCTTTACTTTATGAAAAACCAACAAAAATTTACAAAAGAAGAAATAGAAAATTCTAAAAGAATTTATAAATCAGCCACACCAAAATATACCTTAGATTGGTATGTAAAATGGATCGCATCAGTATTCGTTTTGTGCGCAATGTCATTACGAGGTATTGATGGGTTTCAGACGTGGGACTTAGGGTTCTCTATTATTGGTATTACACTGTGGTTGTGGGTATCAATAATGTGGAAAGATCGAGCATTAATTGTGCTAAATGCAGCAGGATTACTGTTACTATTAAGGAATATATTTTCTACATTAAATGGTTGACAAATTAAACTAACTGTGATATAATATACATTATGAATATCTTTATACTACACAAAGACCCCATCAAAGCGGCACAAGACCAGTGTGATAAACACGTGGTTAAAATGATTGTCGAATCTGCACAAATGTTATCTACAGTCCACAGAATGTTGGACGGACAACTAGAAACCAGACCATCTAAGTCAGGTAAAAGAATGGTAAAGTATTGGAAACTAGATGACACTCACAAAGAAAATTTATATTACAAGACTGTGCATATGTATCATCCATGTACAGTATGGACTGCAGAATCATCATCCAATTACAGATGGCACTATGAACATTTTGTTGCACTCTGTAGAGAATATACATACAGATATGGTAAAACACATTCAACAGAAACCAAGTTAGGTTTAGAGTTAGGATTATTACCTAAAAATATGCCAATGGGAGATTATACACCCTTTAAACTTGCCATGGGTTCGAATCCAGAATGTATGTTCGCTGACCCAGTAAAGTCATATCGTGCATTCTATCATACAAAACAGGAAAGATTTAAAATGGATTGGACAAAAAGAAACGTACCAGAGTGGTTTAATTATGCCAACGTATGATTTTAAAAATTTAAAAACGGGAGAAGTAGAAACCAAATTTATGTCTATTGCTTCCATGGAAGAATATATCAAAGATCCTAATATTCAACAAGTAATGTCTGCACCTAAATTGGTAACTGGTACCCAAAGTGTACTATCTAAAGCAGGTGACGGATGGAAAGAAGTACAAGATAGAATTAAATCAGGATTACCACCAAGATATAGGGATAACATTAAAACAAAATGAGTGCTCAAAAACCTGCCCGTTTAAGATTAGAACATCTTATTACATTAGACCCACTTACTAAATCACAAGAAGAAGTATTTGCCTCTTGGAAAGAAGGCTTTAATTTAGTGTTATCTGGTTCAGCTGGAACTGGTAAAACATATATTTCTACTTACTTGTCATTATTGGATATTTTAAATAAAGATAAACAAGAACAGAAATTAGTGATAGTAAGATCAGCCGTTCCAACTCGGGATATGGGATTCTTGCCAGGAACACTAGAAGAAAAAGAAGACGCTTATAAAGCACCTTACTATTCTATTCTAACTCAGTTATTTAAAGACAGTGATGCTTGGAAAAAGATAGAGCAAATGAAACAGATTGAGTTTCTAACAACTTCGTTTATACGAGGTATAACTCTTACTGATTGTATAGTACTTATAGACGAATCACAGAACCTAACTTATCACGAATTGTGTTCAGTAATTACACGATTGGGTCATAACTGCAGAATTATATTATGTGGGGATTATTACCAATCGGATTTTACTAAACACGGCGATAGAGAAGGGCTAGAAAAATTCACAAAAATTTTAGAGAATATGAAACTCTTTAATCACGTTGAATTTACATGGGAAGACATTGTCAGATCTGGTCTGGTAAGGGACTTCATAATGACAAAGGAAATGGTAGAAAATGGGAAACTTTAAACATGAAAAAATTAATTTGGGATATAGCGATCTTTCTGCAAAAACAGGCGCTACTGGTAGAACATACACCACTCCTGATGGTAATAATTATCCTTCTATTACAACAGTTCTCTCTATTTTAAGTAGAGAAGCTATCCAAGCGTGGAGAGCAAGAGTTGGTGAAGAAGAAGCAAATAAAGTATCAAGAATAGCTTCTGGACGAGGTACTGCAGTTCATGACTTATTAGAAAGATATGTTAACAATGATCCAGATTTTGCTAAAGGTGTAATGCCACATATATTACAATCTTTTAAAGATGTACAAGAACAATTAGACACAAGATTAACGAAGGTTTATTCACAAGAAGCTCCATTATATTCAAATCATTTAGGTTTGGCCGGCAGAGTGGATTGTGTAGGTGTATGGGATGGTAAAGATTCTATTGTGGATTATAAAACATCTCGTAAACTAAAGAAGAAAGAATGGGTGAAAGGCTATTTCATGCAGTGTTGCGCATATGCAATAATGTGGGAAGAAAGAACTGGAATGCCCATTACACAATTGGTCGTTTTAATAGCTGTAGATAATGAAGAACCACAGGTCTTTATAGAACATAGAGACAACTGGGTTAAACCATTACTTGATGTAATAGAACAGTATACTACAGAACAAAAACGTAAACACATATTTGGAAACTAGGAGAATAAAATGTTAACAGTAGGAGATGAATTCCCGGCATGTACTTTGCAGGGTGTCAACGAAAATAATGAATTCGTTGAAGTAAAAATTGAGAATGGATTTACGCCACATAAAAAAGATTGGAGTGTGGTTTATTTCTATCCAAAAGATTTCACATTTATCTGCCCAACAGAAATTGCTGGGATGGATATGTTAGTGGAAGAGGCGAATGTTGTCGGTATCAGTGGTGATAACGAATTTTGTAAATTGGCGTGGAAACAGAATAATGAGTTAATCGGTAGTATTAATCATGTTCTAGCGGCAGATTGCGGATTAGGTCTATCACATAAACTTGGTATTGTTAACGAAGACGAAGGTGTTTGTTACAGGGCAACATTTATATATGATAAAAAAATGGTCATTCAACACGTATCAGTAAATGCACTTGATACTGGAAGAAATGCCCATGAAGTATTAAGGACTTTACAAGCACTCAAGGCCGGTGGTCTTACTGGGTGTGAATGGAATCCTGGAGAGGAATTTGTAGTATGAGAAATGCAATGATAACTGCGCTTAAAAATCATTACCATGGCGAGATTGGTAAACACAAGATGAATGTTGAAGCATTCTTACAGAACCCAGTTGGTGTGGGTGAACACATTGATATTATGGAGACAATATCTGCAGAAATCGGAAAGATTGCAGAATTTGAAGATAAGTTAATGATTTTAGAAACACACTTTATATCGGAAACAGTAAAAATTTAACAAAAAAGTGTTGACAAAGTGTATCTCCTAGTATATAATATACATATAAAGGAGATACATTATGGACATTATATTTGACGTTGACGGGACTCTTATGGATATAGAACATAGGAGACATTTCGTGACACAAAGACCGAAGGATTTCGATGCCTTCAGAGCAGCCACTAAGGATGACACTCCTAAGCATGAGATATTCTCTATAGCCAAAGCTATGAAAGCAGCTGGCCATAGAATAATCATTTCATCTGGCAGAAACAAAGCGCAAATGGATATAACAGTAGAACAGATTTCTTCACAGGGTCTTTCGTTCGACGCTATATTTATGAGATCCAACAGTGATTTTAGACCTGACTTTGAAGTAAAAGAAGGTATGCTTATTAAGATGAAAGACCAAGGATTCGACCCAATTATGGCATTTGATGACAGACAGCAAGTGGTAGATATGTGGAGAAGACAAGGTATTACTGTTATGCAAGTTGCAGAAGGTGATTTTTAGTAAAAATAATTTAATAAAATGGTTGACAAAAGGGTATAACCGTAGTATAATATACCCATGATAAGGAGAAATATGAAAGATAATATAATATTAGTGGACTGCGATGGAGTACTATGCGATTGGGAATACGCATTTACTCAGTTCATGCATCACAAAGGATTCCCAACAGTAGATCCTACTGCGTATAACGTAGGTAAAAGATTTAATTTCACAAGAGAACAAGGTCACAAATTCGTTGAAGAATTTAATGATTCTGCTGCTATTGGTTTTCTACCACCACTAAGAGATGCAGTGTACTACATGAAAAGACTTAATATGTTACATGGTTATAAATTCCATTGTATTACATCATTAAGTACCAACAGATATGCACAGAAATTAAGAGTTCAAAACCTCGAATTATTATTCGGTAAAGAATTATGGGAAGATTTTACTTTCCTACCATGTGGAGCGGATAAAGACGAAGAACTGGCTAAATTTAAAGATACAGGTTGCTTTTGGATAGAAGATAAACCAAAAAATGCTCAAGTCGGTCTTGATATGGGACTGGATTCATTACTTATTGCTCATGAACACAATGCTGAGGAAATAAACATTCCTAGGTATTGGAAGTGGAAACACATGTATAAACATATTATTGGAGAGATTTAATGAAGCCTTGGGAAATAATTGAATTACTTAGGTCGGACAACAGTAAGTTATTTAAACTAGATGTTCTAGCGAATAACATGGATAACGAAGAGTTTGTCGAAGGCCTTCAGTACGGGTTAACACCTTTAATTACCTATGGCACTAGAGATTTTTCGGAGTTAGTAGAAGAAAGAACTGTCGGAGATGCTCGTAATCAACTCTCCTCTTGGTATCACTTTAAACAGTTACTAGATAAATTAATTAATAGAGAATTAACTGGTCATGCAGCAAGAGACGCAATAGCAGAATTAGAAGAAGGTTGCACTGCAGAACAATGGAACAATTGGTATAGGTGTATTCTTCTTAAAGATTTTAAGGCAGGATTCTCTGAGAGATCAGTAAATAAAGTAAAGAAAGGCACAATACCAGTCTTTGGTTGTATGCTAGCCAGGGATGGTGCAAAAGAAGAAAAGAAACTTGTTGGTGATGTTATTATCGAAAACAAGTATGATGGTGTTAGGTGTATTGCTATTATACAAAATAACTCCGCTACTCTTTACAGTAGGAATGGTAAAGTATTCCCTAACTTCCCTCATATAGAAGAAGCCTTAAGTAAACCAGAATTTAATAACATGGTATTTGATGGCGAAATTATGAGTGATAAATTTCAAGA